AGTAATACTTAGCAGACTGGCGACCACCTTTGATGTTTACAAAATCAGAAGTTGTGAACTCTAGTTGTGGATCATTGAACAATGAGATGCCACTAAGGAACTGACTAAGATCATAGATTGCAAAGTCAGAAGGAAAGATCTCTTCGCCAGTAAATTTTGCTAGAATGTTTTCTGCATTGGAGATAGTTCTTACAGTGCTTCCTTTACGAAAGACGATTGAAGAATTGATAGTGCTGAAGTTTTTAAGAACGTCAAGCGTTTTTTTACTTTACTTGTCATAATCTACTGAAAGGGATGTCGGTGTATTTGCGTTTAGTTCTGCTGCTCTAGCAGACTTATCGCTAAAGTGTAGAAGAAGAACTGCATAGTGAACAATCTTGAAAAGATCTTTTCTTGCTGTTCCTTTTCTATCATACCGTGAAGCATATTTCAAAATGTTAGACCTACAGAATGCTTCAGCATCACCAACAGAGTCAATGAGATCCAATGTTTGAATCCCATGTTTGCTGTAGTGAGCACCATAGGTGCTAGAGATATACTCTGAGATCTCTTTCAAGATCTCTTGTTCATTGTACTTCAATTCTCACTCCAGACATATTGTATGTCACCATGATAGCATTGAAAAATGTTTCCGTCAAGGTCAACAACATTTATTTTATGTGTTCCTTTCCACTCTTCTCCTTCGTCTCCAATGATACGGACACTCCTTCCGTCATTAAGACGGATGATGTGTCCAAGGTATCCATCAAACGGTTTCGTCATTATTCTCCTCCTCATTAAGGTCAACTCCTGCATCAATCTTATCATACAATTCAATGAAGGATTGCTTAGTCTCTTCATCAAAACGATTGACGCAAACTTTGATAGCTTTCATACGATTGTTCCAGATAGCATATGCTCTCATGATGTGAACAAGTCTACGAGTAGAAATGACTTCATCAATACCACCATCCTTGAAAGTCCTACGGATAATGTCTGCCCAGTTAGCAAGGTTTTTGCAGAACTCTTCATCGTGCTTACCAACTGTTGCAGCAACACGAAGAAGGATTTTAGTCTCGGTAGCAGGAGTAGGATACTCTTGCTCAAATGTCAAAGCAAATCTCTCAAGGAATGCTTCGTTAAGAACATTAGTACCAATGAACCTACCATCATCAGAACCTTTACCTTTAGTATTAGCAGTAGCGATTACGTTGAATCCTGTAGCAGGTTTGATGTACTTACCAATCTTCTTGAGGAAGATACCCTTACCTTCAAGGACAGATTGCAAACAAAGGATCTTGTTAGATGCAAGATCAACTTCGTCTAGAAGTAGTACAGCTCCCCTTTCCAGAGCTTCAACCACAGGTCCGTTGTGCCAAACAGTATTACCATTAACAAGACGGAACCCACCAATAAGATCATCTTCGTCGGTTTCAATTGTGATGTTAACGCGAATCAGTTCTCTATTTAGGGAAGCACATGCTTGCTCAACAGAGAATGTTTTACCGTTACCAGACATACCAGTGATGAATACTGGATAGAACATTTTAGACTGAATAACTTTCTTTACATCAGGAAAGTTACCGAAAGGAACATAACTGTCATCCTTAGCAGGAATCAAGTTTTGTACAACTGCAGGCATAGCAGCAGGAGCATTGAAAGTTTGCTCAAGTTTTTCTTGAACAGTAAGATTCCACTTACCAATGCCTTGCTTATAAGACTTGAGTCTTTTCTTGACAGTAGCAAGAGAGCAGTTGAAGTGCTCGGATGCTTCAAATAAAGCTTTTGTGTTTACCTCAGTGCCAACCTTATCAGTAAGGTATGTGACGAGATCTTCAGTAGTGACAGGAACAGGTTCAAAAGGCATCGGATTAAAAAGGATTTGGTTTGTTGTGTATGAATATAGTATAGGGTGTGGTGGGGTTGTGTTCAACCCCTTGTGTGCCACTTTGTCAACTGACATACCCTATGAAAGAACTGAGTAGTTTTTTGTTAGTGGACTTGTTACCAAGCATTTTTTTGAATGCTCTGGAGATCTCACCTTTTTGAGCACCAGACTCAACATCAAACTCAATTTCTTTGTTCAATGACTTGCCATTGATAGCGTACAATGCACTGTAAGCTTTTGGGTTCTTGATGATAGCAGACTTCTCTTTCTTCCATTGTTTTTGTACTTCAGAGTAACCATCAAAGTTTGCATACCTACCAACAAAATTAGAAAGATCATTACCACCAAGGATACGGAATCCAATAACGTTTACATCAGGATTACGATCACGTAATTGTTGAATGAAAATGTTAGTAACATTGTCATACTCAAATCCTTCATAAGTGCGACCAGTTTTACGATCACGAAGAACTGCTGACCAATCAAGACGTGATACACGAATTTTGTACTCGTCTCTGTAATCATCATAAACTTCTCTACCATATCCAGTTGTGCATCCTTCACCATCAGACAAGATGCAAAGGTTTACTTTCTGGAGATCATTCTGTTTCTGGAAATTGGGAATGATGTAGTTCATCATAACGATTGCTTCATTCAAAGGAGTTCCAGAAAGTTGAAGACCCATTGTGTACTGATAACCAGTGTAGTTTCTGTAGTAGGAAGCTTCTCTCCAAAGGTTCTTGCACATACGCTCATAGTCTTTACCATTAGAACGAGATGAGATAAAGTTTACTAGGTGGAACCAGTCATCATTGATGTAAACAATGTTCTTCTCAGCATTCTCTTTCTTGTAGTCATAGTAATCAACATTCCTAGCATCATTCTGGATAGCACGTTCTGCAATAATCCAGTCATTAGTAAATCCATAAACCTCAAAAGGAATCTGAACTTTTCTGCAGAATGCAGTTAGGTTAAGCAATTGTTTTACAGTTGAAAGAATCTCATTCTGCATAGAACCAGACCAATCAAGAAGGAATAGAAGACCGTGATTCTTACCATCAGGAAGAACAGTTATTTTTTTGAAAATGTCTTCGTTATAAAGATAAGTATGTAACTTTGTAGTATCAAGCACACCAGTTTTAGATTGACCAGCACGAGCATAAGCGTCAGCAGACTTACGGCACTCAAACTCTTTAACAAGATAGTTTACCTCCTTCTGAGATTGCTTACGGAAAGTTCTGTAGTTGCTGTCAACATCCTCGTAAACTACTGGATCGTTTGCTTGACTATCAATCCAATCGTGGAGTTTTTTCCAATCAACAATATGTTTATCTAGGTTAACTTTCTCAGGAATTTCAACATAGGTTAGATTTTTTGCGTCACGAGAAGAAAGTTTTTCTGATGCATCGTCAAAAGAACGCTGAGTCTGAGATGTAGTACCACCTTCAGAACCTGCAGCAGGATCTTCATCTTCATCTTCATCATCCCAGTCATCAATGTAATCTTCTTCTTCTTGATCTACAGAGTTGTCTGTTTTGTGATTAGCATTAGAGGATGATCCACCTGCTGATGGTTGTGCATTAGGTTGATCTTCATCAGATTGATCTCCTTGATCAGATTGCTGACCTTCAGATCCTTCAGTGTTTTTAGAATCAGATTGCTCAGGAGCGATTGAAATCTCTTGCTCCATAACTTTTTCTTGCTGACTGAATGCATGTACATCTTGAGCAATTTGCAAGACTTCTTCAAAAGTCTCAGCAAGATCAGTACGTGCAACGAATAGCTGTTCTTCAATAGAGAATGGAATCATTGCTCTAGCACCAATCTTGAAGTGAAGATTGATACGGTCAATCAGACTGAAAGTGCTGAGGTCTTCACCTTGAACACTGAAGAAATCCATGTCATGAAGTTCTTTGTAACCACCTGCAAAAGACTTGTTAAGACCTGGAAACTTACGCTTCATAAGTTTCTCAATACGAGCATCTTCAATAACGTTTACAAAATCTTTAGGGCAATCTGCAATATCTCTCCAGTCTTCGTTAGGTGTGAACAATGCATGTCCTACCTCATGACCTACTAGCATGTCATATACTGTGCTAGATGCTTTATCCCACATTGGCAATGTCAATACACGACGGTCAACGTCAAACATTGCAGTAGGAACCTTGCGGTGCTCTACAATTAAATTTTCTGTAGCAAGTAGTCTTGCAAGGTTACCTTTGATTTCTTGGGTTTGCATGGGTCTTTGTGTCTGATGTATACATCATAACAAAGAAAACTATCTAGCCAACCAACCCATGTGACACTTCGTTAACTGTCTGCGTCAACGTAGAATAATTTTTTGTTTTCTCTACTGTAATTGTTCTGTCAAATTTATCATCTAGTCCTTGTTTGTGACTGATAACAAAGACTTTAGTGCTCTCATCAAAGTTACGAAGGATCCATCCTAGATCAGATGTACCAGATTGATCTAGAGATCCATCAAAAATTTCGTCTAGTATAAGTAAGTTAGTATCCACGCTATTCTTAAGCTTAGCAATACTACGCCAAGTGAGCAGAAGAGCGATATCAATACGAGCTTTTTCGCCTTCACTGAAGGAATCATAGGAAAATACATCACGGTATCTAGATTTAATTATCTCCTCAAAGTTCTCATCAAGGGTGAAATTGACATAAAACTCCATCCTTTGTAAGAAATCGTTAATTAACTTATTCATGGTAGGAAGATAGGTTTTGATGATCCTAGTCTTGATACCATTGTCTTTGAGCAGTTGACCTGCTGTTGTTAGAACATCTCGGTCTTGTTTCAGAGTAGCATACTGTTTACTGTAATCCTTCTTGCTGTTTACAAGAAGTTGTAATTTATCCAACTCTGCTTTTTTGTCAGGATTAGATCCTTCTAATTCCTTAATTTCATTCTGCAGAGATTCCACTTGTTTGCGAATTGTCAGCAACTGAAAATTAGTTTGTGAAATCGTAGTATTAATATTGTTGACTTCAGTAGATAGTTCGGTAAATTTATTCAACCTTTCTTGTTCATCAGCAATTGCTTTTTGAAGATCTTCATAACCAATATTCATCTCATCAACCTTGGTTTTTCCTTCTGCTAGTTTCTCGTTACGAAACTCTTCGGATAGCTCTTGTGTACATGTAGGACACACATAGTTGGACTCAAAAAATTT